GATACAAAGGGTTGCGCATTTTCGCTGGCGTTATTGTTGACGAATACATGCAGCCGATTGCATACAGGGTTCAAGACGAATCATCAAAAGAAGGGCATCGTGATGTAAATGCAAACAGCATGATTCACGTTGCAGACTTGGAATGGTTCAGTCAAAGCCGTGGGCAGCCAACAGTTGCAGCAGCAATTCTTGATTGGTATGATTTAGCAGAAACGCGTGACGCAGAAAAGATTGCCGAGAAGGTCAACAGTGCTTTGACCTTGGTGGAATCAAACGAAACTGGGCGCGCAGACATGGGCAATTCCATTGTCAACCCACAGCCGGGCAGTGATGGCAGGTTGCAGACACAATTGATGGATTCGGGGTTGATTCGATACATCAAGAATGGTGGCAGCTTGAAGGCACACCAGAGCAACCGACCAAGCGACCAGTGGCTGAACTTCACAAAGCTGGTTGAGTCATCTGCATTCTACGCTTTAGGATGGCGCAGGGAAATGCTTGATTCATCTGCAATTGGTGGTGCTGGCGTTCGCGGCTTTGCTGCTGACATTAACAAAAGCATTGCATCCAGACGGGAAATCATTGAGGCAGGCATGAAGCGCGCAGCCATGTATGTAATTGCAAAACGCGCAAAGCAGGGCGTTTATGGAGAACTGCCAGAAGACTGGTGGAAGATTGGCTTCACAAAGGCGGCACAATTCACAGTTGATGAAGGCAGGATGCGTTCAGCAGACATTGCTGACTTGCGAGCAGGCTTAACAACTGAAGATCACATTGTTGAAGCGCGTGGCATGGATTATGAAGACTTGCTGCGCAAACGTGCTGCCAACTTGGTATTGAAAAAGAAAATTGCCGAGGAAAATGGATTGTCTGCAACTGAACTTGGAACAACGGCAATGCCCGGTGATGTTACTGAACTGGTCACACAGGAAACTGGTGAAGACATTGATGATGACATGGATAATGACGGCAAAGAAACTTTAACTGAAGAAACTTCAACAGAAGAAACCTAAACGGGAAAAACAAAATGGAAAAATCAAAAACCAATTCATGGTATGCAATGGAACAAGAAACTGTCGCCGAAGGTGTTAAATCTTCTAAAGCGGAAATCTTTATATATGACGAAATTGGCGGCTTTGGAGTCGAAGCCAACCAATTCATCCAAGACATTGAAGCACTTGGAGAAGTTGAACAAATAGACCTGCGCATCAGTTCGCCGGGTGGTTCAATCATTGAGGGCAATGTCATCTTCAACGCAATCAAACGCCATCCTGCAAACGTCACAGTTTACATTGACGGCATGGCAGCAAGCATGGCATCGGTCATTGCAATGGCTGGTGATGAAGTGCTTATGGCAGACAATGCTTTGCTTATGATTCACAACCCTTGGACAGTGGCAATTGGCGACAGTGAAGGCTTGCGCAAAGAAGCTGATTTGATGGATAAAATGAAGTCTGCAATCATCAACGCTTACAGCCGCAGCAATTACAGCAATGAAGAACTGGAAGAATTGATGAACGCAACAACGTGGTTCACTGCTGATGAAGCAATGGAAGCAGGTTTCATTGATGGCACAGTTCAAGGTTTAAAGGCAGCCGCATCAGTCACAGAATTGTCTGCAATCGCTGCGCAAGCCGGGGCAACACTTCCAGTTGAAAAGATCGTTTCCAGCATTGTTGCAAAACATGAAGCTAAAGTTGCAAAGCTTGAAGATGAATTGTTTGAAGTCAGTGAACAAGTTGAGCATGGCGAAACGCAGATTCTTGAATTGCAAAATTCGCTCAAAGAGTATAAATCTGAAATTGAAGACATGGAAAGTTCTCACACAGAAGAAATGGAAGAAGCCGCAGTTGCATTGAATGAAGCAACTGAAATCAAGGCAATTGATGTTTCTTCTGCTGCTGCTGAACTGATGGCTTTACAAACTGCTGATGCAATTGCTGAAGCTTCCAACCAATCAGAAACAAAAACCACTGCTGAATCATTCTGGGAAGAATACACAGCAGTTGGCAAATCACATGGCCTTGAAGCCAAAAACAAGTGGTATGCCGAAAACAAACATCTTCTTAAATAATTTCACAACCAAGTGAATCTAAACTAAAACAAATAAAAACCAAATATTATGGCTAATACAATCGCAGGGGCAAATCTTGCCGAAATCGCACAGGAAAGCTTGGCTGGACTAAGTTCTCTATTCGCTCCATTGAGCGCACTAACAACTGACTTTTCAACTGACGTTCAAGGCGCAGGTGAAAGCGTCACAACTCGTTATCCAACCAAACCAACTGCTGCTGACATGAGCGCAGGAATCAAGACTGCATCGCAAGATGTTGCCATGACTTCTGCAACTGTTTCTCTGAACAGCCACTATGGTTTTACTTATGGATTTACTGATGTTGAGCGCAGCAAGTCTTCCATCAATCTGAATGCTCTTTTCATCGAGCCAGCACTGCAAGCACTTGGCGACAAGGTTTTTGGTGATGTTTGGAATCTGATCACAGCCGCAAACTTTGCAACCAGTTCCACAATCACTGCTGCAAACTTTGACCGCGATGATCTTGCAGACCTTAACGCTGAGTTGACTTCAACCAAGAAAGCACCACAAGCTGGACGTTCTGTTTTCATGAATCCTGCTTACTATGCATCGCTTGTTAAGACTCTTAACAGTGCAGAAATTCCGGGCATCACTGAAGAAAAGCGTGAAGCAATCGTTCCTCGCGTTGCCAAGTTTGATTGCTACGAAACTGATCTTGCTGATGCAAATGGTGAAAACCTTGCTGCATTCGCATTCCAGCGCAATTCGTTGCTCATGGCTGGTCGTTCTGTTGACACAGAAATGGCTTTGCAAGCTGGCATCGAAGTTGAAAACGTTGTGATTCCGGGTCTTGGGCTTCCAGTTCAGTTCCGTCGATTCTACGACAATGACGGCATCCTTTACTACAACTGCAACCTTCTTTATGGAGTTGCAAAGGGTGTTGATTACGGCGTTCGCGTTGTAACTGCTTAATCATCTTGAAGCCGTCTTGGTCAATCCAAGGCGGCTTTTTTATAACACAGAAATTTAATATTATGTTTAAACCATCAGCCACATTACACAAAACACCATCTGGCGTTTTGTCTGTTTTAGTATGCTCTGAAGATGCCAGTGAATGCCTTGATGCATTTAAGGCATGCACAGAACCCGGTGAGATTGCTTACTTGCGCAAAGGTCACTTGGATAAGTTCAAAAAAATTGAATCCATAAACGTTGCCAAACCCAAGGCAGCAAAGAAGACTGCAAGAAAGAAAACAACCATTTTGCAATAAGGGGTTATTGTTCGTTATACGTGTGTTAAGCCGTCATCTCATTTTGGGGTGGCGGCTTTTTCGCATCTTGCCAAAATCGGGTTTCAGCTTTAAAAATAAGCCATGACTGACTTTTCTGACTTTTTAAACATTGGCTGCCGTGATGCTGCTGAAATCATGGGTGAATCCATTGAGATCAACGGGCAAACTGTCAATGCAGTCTTTGATGAACAAGTCAGTGAATGGGACATGGTTGAGCATGGAGACTATGAAAACCCAGAAACCAAGCTTGTGGTGGCTTTGTTGGATGTTCGCACAGTGCCAAAGAAGAAAGAACGTTTCATTCGAGTTGATACAGGTGAAACTTTTTTCATTACTGAAATCAGTATCAGCACAGGCAATGTTGAGATGAAAGCCAGAAACGAAACCAAGTTGGATGCGCAATAAATACATTGAATTTGATGATTCATTGTTTCAGCACAAGGTGCGAAAACTTGCCAAGAAATGGAACGTTGATGAAAAGGAATTTGTGAAAGACCAAGGCGGTCTTTTTATGCGTGACCTTGCGCGATACATTCCACCATATAAATCATTTCCGGGCAGAGGCACAACCCTTGGCAACAAAACAGACCTTGAAGCTGGCAAGCGCGCGATTGAATACGATTTGAAGAAATTGTTTTTTATTCCAGATGCCAGAGTTTTCAAATGGGCGCAGCGAACATTTCCAATGGGCGAAATTTACAAAGGCAGAAAAGTCATTGGTGCTGGTGTCATTAATTCAATCAGCGAAATGCGCAGGTTTCACAATGCCAACAGAAAGCCAAGCAATGGGCGCGCCAGAAGTCTCAAAGGCTTCCAACAGATGTGGGTGGATGAAAATATGTTTGATACTTACAAATTTATTGTGCAGCGAGATGTTGGTGTGGCTAAAGCATCAATGGCAAAGGGCATGATTATGCTGAAACCTAAAGTCAAAGGCATTCCAGCATGGGTTCGCGCGCAGATGAGCAAGGCAACTGGCAGCGCAAGAATGCATCAAGTCAATAAATCTTGGACGGCATTTTTCAATGCAAGAGCATACGGATTGCAGCACTTGGCAGGCAAAACAATTAAGATTGTTCAACGTGGTCGATTGAAAGCAATGGAGACAAGGTTGAAACATATATTCAGACAGGCAGCCAAAGAATCTGGCTGGAAAGTCAAGTGATTGACAAAATCACTGCTAAATTGTAAAACATAACAAATGCCAGCCACATCATACACAGAACTTTTTAACTTTGAAGGCAACGTTGAGTCAGCTTTTCGGAAATGGCTGGGTGATCAAATGCTTGAGGTCAGAGAGCAGCTTGACGTTGAGACATTGCCAGATGACTACATTGGGGTCACAATGTCTTTGGGTGGTGTTACAGGGCATTACAATCCATCGCCGGGCGGTGCAGACAATCCAACTTATGATCAATATGAATTTGATTTGGAATTTATGGTGCAAACGCGCAGGCACAATGAAGAAGGCAGCCAGACAATCAATGTTTCATCAAGGCATCGGGAAATTGTGGCATTGATTCGCACTTGGGTCAGTATGCTGAAAGCCAAAGGTTCTGCACTTGAAACCTACTTGGAGCATTACGAAATTGAGTTTCTAAGACCTTCCGGTTCTGCCAATACCATTGAAGACGTTTTTGATATCACAACCATTTCTTATGAAGGGCAAATTTCAATACTGACAGATGCGTTTCCAACTGTATAAATTAAACAAAAGGCAATCAGCCACAACCAACTAATATTATGTCAATACCATATTCATCCACAGCAAACCTTCCACAAGGTTTTGAAACAGTCACAATCAATTTGATTGATTACATTGTTGATGCCGTTTCTGGCGCATCATTTGCAAACCGAGTCATCAGCCGCACAGATGCCAATGGCGACCGGGCAGACTTCATGATTCGTGAAGGCAGCGACCAAGTTGAAGTCACTTACACATTGCAACGTGCTATTACAACAACAGTGCTTCCAGTCGTCGGTGATGAATTTTCGCATGACTATGATCGCTCTGCCACAGATTCAACTCTTGTTGTCAAAGATGTGACAGTCAACCGGGACAAAGACTCATTTGATACTTTTGAAATGGTCGCAGTTCGCAAAACTTACCAAGGTTAATTGTGAAAATCACACTTAAAATTGAAAAATCAATTCGCGGTCAAATGACCGAAGCAGGCACAACAGTTGATGTTGGTGACCTTGTGGCGCAGTCATTAATTGACAGTGGTGCAGCAGTCAAATTTGGCTCAAAGCCAAAAAAGACCAAAGCCGAAGATTAAAAACCAAATGCTTTAATTGAAAGCCTTGTCTGCCCATCGGTGGGCAAGGCTTTTTTCATATTATGATTGATGAATTAGCAGCAGAATTAGAAGAAGCCAAAGCCAGAATCATTGAGAACAGGCTTTTGGCTTGGTGTTCTGGCAATGCCATTGATACTGTTGGAAAGCTTGATTTAGTGCCACTTACAGGCAAAGCATGGGTTGATTTGAAGCTGGTGGGCAACAAGATCATTTCTGATGGTGATCCAACAGATGATGATGTGCTTGGATACTTGTGGCGAAACTCAAAGGATTACAACCCGGAGGCAAACGCCAAGACAGAAAAAGCCAAAAAAAGCATTGGGTATTTATTCGGCAAATCTGAAAAAGGTGAATTGATGAAAATTGCTTACAGGCACTTGAATGATGCTTTCATTGAAATGCCAGAAAGAATAAGCAAGGGCAGCAAGACATTCAGCCGCAACAATACCATGCCAGCCATTGAAGGCATGATTGGCGCAGTTGATGAGGTTGCTGCGCGGTATGGACAAAACCCTGCTGATGTATTAAGTTGGTCAATGAACCGAGTCTTTCAGCTTCAAAAGGCAATCAGATTGGCAACCATTCCAGATTACAGATTGGCTGAACCAAGGTTGGTAAAAATGATTAAACAAGAAATTTTAAAAGAACTTAATAATGGCACAGAAAGCAGAACTTAAAGGCAAAATCAATTTGGATTCTTCTGGATTCCAACGCGGCATTGCTAAATCTAAAAAATCAGTTGGCACTTTTGTTTCTGCATTGAAAGGTTCTTTGCTGCCAGCATTGGGTGCTGTTGGTGCTGCTGGTGCGCTGGTAAATTATGGCAGAAAGGCAATTGAGTCTGCGTCTCAAATCACAGAACTTGCAAAGGTTTCTGGTGTTGGAGTGGTTGAATTTCAGAAACTTGCAGAGGCAGCCAAGACAGTAAACATTGGACAAGAAAAACTTGCCGACATTTTCAAAGACACAAGCGACAAAATGGGCGACTTTTTGCAAGTTGGCTCCGGGCCAATGGTCGACTTTTTTGAAAAGATTGCACCACTTGTTGGTGCGACAAAGGAAGAGTTCATTGGATTGAGCGGCAAAGATTCGTTGCAGAAATATGTTGATTACTTGGAGCAGGCAAACATTCCACACGCCGACATGATCTTTTACATGGAAGCAATTGCATCAGATGCATCAATGCTGATTCCATTACTTGAAGATGGCGGCAAGGCTTTCAGAGAACTTGGAGAAGGTGCTGAAGCTGCCGGGCGTTTCATGGATGAAACCACAATCAAAGCTTTAAAACGCGCAGAAAACAACATTGATCGCTTCCAGCAAAACATCACTGTTTTTGTTGGTCAAATCATTGGCGCGCTTTCACCAGCAGCAGGTGCATTTGATGAATTGGCAGAAGCGCAATTGAAAGCTGAAGGTGCATTGAAATTAGATCCAACGATTGCACATGAATATGACAGCATGGGTGATTTTCTTTTGGCACAAAAAAAGACCAATAAAGAATTAATAAAACAAAGAGCTGAAAAATTGGAACTTGATGCTTTAGCCGCAAAGCTAAACAAAGAAACCCAAGCAAAAGTTGACCAAGTTGCAAGGTTAGCAGAGCAAGATCGCTTGGACGCAATTAAATCCAAAGCAAAAGCAGACAAAAAAGCGGCACAAGATAAATCAAAAGCAGAACGTGACGCATCAAAAATAACAAAAGACAACGAAAAGAAAATTCGTGATGCTGAAAAGGCAGAAAAAGATGCTGAACGTGCTGCTGAAGAAGCCAAAGAAACAGCAGCAGCAAAGAAAATTTCAGATGCTCAACTTGCACTTCTAAAAGCTGAAGCAGCAGAAGAAAGTGCATTGATTGTTGAAACAAAAAAGCAACTTGAACTTGAGGAATCAATCCAAGGCATCATGGCTTCAACCAATCTTGGGCGTGAAGAAGCAATAAACCTTGCCGAGAAACTGGCAAAAGTAAACGCAGGTGCTGATGCAAACCAATCTGGATACACTACGCCAAGAGAACAAAGAGCAGCCGAAAAAAAAGAGCGGAAAGAGCAGCAAGCGCAAAGAGCAAGAGAACGTGCAGAAAGAGCAGCAGAAGTTGGTGCTGGCGAACGCTCAAGGGCAGCAGATAAATCAAGAAGGTTTACAAAAAGAGAACAAGAATCTGGCATGTTCAAATATTCAATGCCAGAGGAAGCGGTGCAAGGCGGTGCAGTTGATCCAATGGGAAGCCTTCAAGGTGAAGGTGAGCAAGTTGAGCCGGGTGGAGAAGTTAAAGACAAAATGCTTGAATTTGAAGAAAACAAAAAAGAACAAATAGAAAAGCAAGTTGAATATTTAGAGAACATTGACAAACGACTTGAGAAATTAGATTCAGCACTTAGTGGAGATTAAAAATTTATGGCCATACCTTACACATCATCATTGCAATCAGTTTATGACACTCCTCGCACATCGCAGTGCTGGGTGGAATATCCATTTGCATATGCCAACGACAACACAACCAGACTTTATCATCACTTGATGATCATGCCGGGTGACAAATATGCGCCACTTTCTTACAATGACACAATGGCAGGCGCAAACAAACCGCTTGATTCTTTGTTTGCAGATGATGCAAATGCCTTTTGGGTTGAAGACCGCAACCTTGCACCAATAGGAAACAATCTTGTTTCATTTGACAGATTGTTTGCACAAGTGCCAACAGCCAGAATTGAAGGTGCGCCAAACTATTCTTTTTCTTTTCCGTCAAACGGCAACACAACAATTAATTCTGAGTTTACTGTGTCTGGTGGCACATCCGTAACAAGAAGCATTGTGAACGGAAGGCCGGAAGTGTCTTTTACAACGAATGCAACAAATGCATTGATGCTTGGCATTGGAGATAAATTTACACTTGCGTCAAATAATTATGGAAGGAATTGGTTTAAAGCAATTCCATACGGATCAACTACTCTATTAACATTCGGGGCTA